ACGGGTACACGACTGCGAAGGTCATCGGCAGGGCAGAGTTCAACTACTGCGAGAACCGATATCAGGTGCTGCGCCAAGACGGCGATAAGACAGTGCAGGAGTGGTGGGACGAGGGGCGGAATCAAGAAGACAAACCCGGCGACGTCAATCGCACAAGGTCCGAGTGCTCGCCGGTAGTCGGAGGCTCCACAAGAGCGCCGCCAACCGCGGGAACGCAGATCGCGGTTCTCGACAGTTTTTCGAGCCACAAGGCTTCCACAGCCGAGCCTCTCAAACAAAGTCACGGCACCGCTTCCGGCTGGCCGCAGTGGCCGACCGATGAGACCGGCAGCCGGGGTCCCTCTTGCAGCTCAGCCACAAGCGGGGGCGCTGAGCGCTCCGATCCGCTAGCCCCAGACCATGCCTAAGCGCCACCACAACGACCTCATAACCACTTTCCCGGGCTACTTCACCGAGGCCGAAGCGAAGGCCTGGTGGTCTGAGCAAGTGAACAATCTTCGCGAGCGGGTGCTGCGGAAGGTTCCCCTCTCTCTCGCACGTTATCCGACGTCGGAGCGACCCGCGATGGAACGGCAAATGCGGATCGAGATCGAGAAGATGCTCGACGAGTTCGAATGGCCCGGGATGGAACGTCTCCGTCAGGGGTTTCGGCCGAACGCATGACGCCGAAACATTGGAGCGTGAATGCACTCGCGACCGAGCTGGGAATCGATCGGCGTTCGCTCGCGCGTCGACTCGAAGGGCTGACGCCGGCCGTGGAGAAGACCGTCGGCCGGCGAATCGAGCGCGGTTACCTGTTGCGCGACGTCTTTCACCATCTGCAAATGGACGGTGCCGAGCGACTCGATTTGAACGCCGAGAGGGCCAAGCTCGCGGTGCTGCAGCAGGCGAAGCTGCGAATCGAGATCGCTGAAAAACGCGGCGAGCTTCTCTCTGCCGAGGGCGTGAAGATGCACTGGCAATCGATCATCTCCGAGGTTCGCGGCGCCTTGCTCGCGATGCCGCACCGAGCAGCACCCTTGTTGGCACGACGGGATGAGGCGCAGGTCTCCGCAGTGCTGACGGATTTGATCTATCAAACTTTGCACGCGTTCGCTCGCAGTGCGATCCCGCCCGATATCGAGGAGCGGATCGCCCGCTACCAGGAGAAAGCCGCATGAGCTTCCGCGTCGTCGGCCTCCGCGAGCTGGAGCGCTCGTTCTCCAAGATGGCAGCCGCCACCGCTCGCGGCGAAGCACGTGCCGTCAACCGAGTATCGACCTCGATCATTACCGCGCAAGCGCGCGCGATCACAAGGCTCGTAAACCTCAAGATTGGTCGCGTGAAGGATGGTGTTCGTCTCGCTCAAAAGGCCACGCCGAACGCGCCGCGCATTGTCATGGAGGTACAGCGCAGACCCGTCGGCCTTATCGAATTCGGCGGAAGCTGGCGCGGACCGAAGTCGCAAGGTGCGACCGCGAAAGTCTGGCGCGGCTCGGGACGCGATCTCTTCGCCGGCACGTTCATCGCCACAGGTCGCGGCGGCAATCGCCAAATCTTCGATCGCAAGGGCAAGAAGCGATTGCCGATCAAGGCGTATTACGGACCGTCCGTCTATTCGATGTTCCTCCGCGACGACATCCAGCGCGTCGGCTCAGATACCTGGGCGCTGCGCCTTCCCATTGAACTCGACCGCGAAACGCAATTCGCGCTTCGCCAAGCAGGACTTGTCTGATGGCAAACCCGATTGTCCAAGCCGTCTATGATTTGAAAGACGCCATCTCGGCGAAGATCAAGATCATCAACGATGGCCTGCGCGCGAACCAGAAAGAATCCGAGCGCACGGCCGACGCCAGCGAGCGAAGCGGCAAGCGTCAATCGCAGGCGTACAAGGATCAGGCCGACGCTATCGGCATCCTCCGCGAGAACCTCGGCAAGGTCGTCGCCGCTGCCGCAGCCGCAGCGACAGCGCTAGAAACGGTCAAGCTCGCCAGGGGCGCTTTCACCGAAGCCGCTGCCGTAGAGGATTCTCTCGCTCGCGTGAAGGCCAAGGCCGAAGGTGCTGCGGAGGAATTCGAGAAGCTTGGCGATCAGGTCGAGAAGAGCGCCCGCGCGGCGAACGTTTCGAGTGAGACGTCGGCAGCCGCAGCACTCGCTCTGGCCGAGCAAGGCGAGAAGGCTAACGAAATCTTCGAAACGTTGACGCCGACGCTCCTGCTCGCGAAGGACGCCGGGATCGAGGTGGCCGACGCGGCCGGTATTGTCGACGACGCCCTCGACCTCTTCGGCAAGAACGCCGGCGACGCCGCGCTCGTGGTCGACCAGCTCGTCGCAGCTTCCAAGGGTTCGAAAGAAGGTTTGTCCGGACTCGCCACGGCGATACGCACGCTGGCGCCGGACGCGCAGGCGCTCGGCATCTCATTCGAGCAGCTGACCGGACTTCTCGGTCTCCTCGGCCAGAACGGCATCGACGCCGGCAAAGCCGCACGCGGTCTCCGTTCGATCTTCCAGGATCTTCAGAACCCAACCTCAGAGTTCTCCAAGGCGCTCGGGGATCTGGGCGACCACTCCACGGACTTCGGTCAGGCGATCACGACGCTGCGCGATGCGGGCGACAAGGGCAAGGACGCACTCCTCAAGGTCGACGGCGCAGCGCGCTCGCTGATCCTGTTCCTGATCCAGCAGGCACCCGGTGCTCTGGATGACTTCATCGAGCACCTTCGGAACGCCCAAGGCACGGCATCGGAAACCGCGAAGGCGATCGACGAAACCGTCGGCGGCTCGTGGCGATCCTTTACGAACGCCCTCGATCGACTCGGGTCCGCGCTGGCAAAGACGAGTTTCGGTCCCTTACAGGAAGAGTTCACCAAGCTCGCCAAGCGGATCGACGATTTCGCGCAGTCCGATGATTTCGCGAAGCTCTCGGGCGCCTTCAAGACGATGTTCGAGAACGCCGGCAAGGCGTTCGACGAGTTCCTCGATACGGCGGACTTCTCGAAGTTCTCGACCTCGGCGACTCAGGCGATCAACGACATCGGCGAGTCGTTCAAGCAGCTGAAGCAAACAGCGAGCGACGTCGGCAGTTCGATCTCGGTCTTCGGCGAGTTCCTCGCGAACCTGCACACGCTCGACCAGGAGGGCGGCAAGGCGCTGAACGGCCTCATCAACTCGATCGGCAACCTCGGCAAGGCATCGCTGAACCTTGCGGCCGGCGATATCCCCGGCATGGTTGCAGCGGTCGATTCGGCGAAGAAGAGCTTCGGCGATGCGGGCGCTGCCTACGATCAATTTTCGCTCGCGCTCAACGGTTCGGCGGCCCTGTTCCGGAACGTTCAGTCAGGAGCCGAGACGACGGCCCCGGCCATCGATACCGTCGCGAAGGCCGCATCGAGTGCTGCGGACAATATCGAGAGCCTCGGCAAGGTCGGTCCCGGCGTCTTCGAGAACACGGCAGCCGCCGCGCTCAAGGCGAGAGACGCTGCGCAGGAGCACGCGCAGGCGATCATCAAGGCGCGCCAAGCCGTCGCGGATGCGAAGAAGGCGCTGGATGACCTCGTCACGTCCGGCAACGCCAGCCGCGATGCGATGCAGGAGGCGGCGAAGAAGTACGCCGACGCCCAGAAGGCATTGGACGCTCTCACTCAGACTGCCGATGACGCGGCGGACTCGCAGCGAGCGCTTAAGCAGGCATTCGCAGAACTCGGCATAACGACGCAATCCGACCTGATCGACAAGGCCAGCAAGGCCAAGGACGCGCTCGACACGATTGACGAAGCATTCAAGCAGGGCAAGGCCACGATCGAGGACGTGCAGCGAGCCTATGACGCTTATGCGACCAAGCTGCGAGCCACGACAGCCGACAGCACGGACGCGGCCAAGGAGAGCACCGAGGCGACGCTGGCGACCAAGGCGGCGCTCTTGGGCGTTGCGGACGCGGCTACGAAGGCCGGCACCGCTGGCAAGGCGGCGAGCGAGAACCTCACGGACGGGCTCAATCAAGCCGGAGAGGCGGCAGAGAAAACGGCGGCTTCCGTCAAGAAAGTCGGCGATGCCATAGGCCACGAGAGCGGCGACGAGTTCAGCGCGCGCACACAGGCATGGGCCGACTCCCTCGCGAGGACGGCGGACGCCGCAGCGAGTGCCGATAGCGCAATAGTCCTGCTCACGGCCGATCAGCTCCGAGGACTACGCGAGATCGGCGAGCAGTTGAATGCTGGCGGCCTCACGCTGGAGCAGTACGAGGATCGCATCCAGGAGGTCATGACGGGAACATCGGAAGCGATCCAGAAACAGATCGAGCAGCTCGCACGGCTCAAGGCCACCGAGCAGGACCTTCTGGATCAGATCGCGCAGGAGAACGGCGACGACGAAGCCAGCGAGGACGCGCGGCACAAGAAGGCGCTACAGGACATCAAGGACGAAGCCACGCTCGACGGCGCGCTCAACGTTCAGGAATACAACAAGCTGAAGAAGCTCGAAGACGAGCTGCACGCACTGAAGCTCAAGAACATCAAGGAGCAACAGAAGGCTCGCGATACGTCGACCGAGGGCGGCGGAGGAACGAGCACCGGAGGCGGCAACTCTGCCGGCACCGGGAACACGACTCAGCGCGGCACCGCCGTTACCGGCGTCACGGTCGACTTCAGCGGAGCGACGATCCTAGGCGGAACGAAGGAACAACTATCGGATCAGCTCGCGAGGCTGATCCTTCCGCAACTGAAAGCCATTGCAGCGAGGTCGAGATGAGCGAACCGAATACGATGACACGCGAATACGAAATCGGCCGCATCAGCGCAATCGCCATGGCGCGCCTATCCAAGGCCGACGCTGCGCTGAAACTCGTCTTCACTGCGCTTATCGCTGGTGGTCATCTCGATGCCGCACAGATCGTCAACCGGCAGCGTCTGCACATCGTCCAAGCGAACCGAGACTTCCTCGCGATCGCGAAGAAAGGCGATACCTCGACGCTGCTGGGCTGGAGCGATCAGGCGATTCGGAAGGGGTAAATGACCAAGCTCCTTTTGGGGGTATGGTCTGGGGTATTTCGACAATACGAAGCACAAATAATCCTTACATTTCATAGCCTTACTGGAACTATTTGTTAGCCGCCGCCTCCACCATCAGCACATCCGCAGACGTTCGCCGATGTACGAAAGACCCCACGAAAGTGGGGTTTTTTGTGTCAATCCTGACCGCCTCAGTTCGCCGCTATCCGTTGACAGCCGCGCCATTGTGGGGGTAGAAAGCGCCAAGTTACCCCTTAGGCCGCCGCACCTACCCCCATGTTGACCGAGGTCGAAATCCGCAAGCTAAAGTCCGCGGAGAAGCCGAGGAAGCTCTTCGACGGTGGCGGCCTTTATCTCCTCGTGAACCCCAACGGCTCTCGCTGGTGGCGGCTCAAGTACCGCGTCGACGGCAAGGAAAAGCTGATCTCGCTTGGCACCTACCCCACCGTCTCACTTAAGGACGCACGCTTACGTCGCGATGAGGCACGGGTCCAGCTCTCGAAGGGCATCGATCCCAGCCTTCAGCGCCGCGCGAAGGGCTTGGCGGCAGACGACACTTTCGAAGCAATCGCTCGTGAGTGGTACAAAAAGTTTTCGCACGCATGGGTCCCCGCGCATGGCGACCGAATCCTGCGTCGGCTCGTGCGCGACATCTTTCCTTGGCTCGGGAGCAAACCGATCGCGACGATCAGCGCGCCGCAGCTACTGGCATGTCTTCGCCGCATCGAATCCCGCGGCGCCGTCGAGACCGCCCATCGGGCGCTACAGAACTGCGGCCAGGTATTCCGCTACGCAGTCGCCACAGGACGCGCTGAGCGCGATCCATCGCGCGATCTGCGTGGCTCCCTCCCTCCGGTTAAGGAACGCCACCATGCCTCTATCACGGAGCCTACAGCCATCGGTGCGCTGCTCCGGGCCATCGATGGATATCAGGGCTCGATCGTGACCAAGAGCGCCCTGCAGCTAGCTCCACTGGTCTTCGTTCGGCCGGTAGAACTTCGTACTGCTGAGTGGTCCGAGATCGACCTTGATGCGGCCGAATGGCGTATCCCGGCTGGCAAGATGAAGATGCGCGAGAAGCACGTCGTGCCTCTCAGCAAGCAGGCCGTCGCGATCCTGAAGACGCTGGAGCCGGTTACCTCGAAGCGCAGCATCTACGTATTTCCAAGCGTGCGCAGCGTCGAGCGGCCGATGAGCGAGAACACGGTTCTAGCGGGTCTTCGTCGACTCGGCTACGGCATCGGGGAGATGACTGGACATGGCTTCAGGTCCATGGCGTCGACGCTGCTCAACGAGCAAGGCTGGCATCGCGACGCAATCGAGCGCCAGCTCGCGCACGCCGAGCGCGACAACGTGCGCGCCGCCTATAACTACGCCGAACACCTACCCGAGCGACGCCGAATGATGCAGGCGTGGGCGAACTATCTCGATTTACTGCGTGATGACGCGACGAAGGTCGTGCCGATCAAGCGCGCAAAGAAACCCGGCGCAAGCCGGTAAATCGCCCCGCTCGTCCGTGGTAGAGCACGGGCGAGCGGGACTTCCACAACCAGAACCTAGAGAGGGTTCGATCATGGCAGCAAGCATTTTAGATAGATCCGATTTCGAGCGCCTCAGTTTCGTGCGGCCCTCCGATGCCACTGGGGGTTTCTCCGCGTGGGATCCAAAGCTGAAAGTTCGGGATATAGATTCGAAGGACATCGAGGCGCAATACAAATCTCCCGACACACTGCAATACGTGCTGGGATGCAATGTGGGCCGTAGAGCTGCGATCGAGTTCGAAAATTTCCTCGCCAAAAGTGCCGAAGCGGATGATGAAAATCTAGCGGGAATCATCATCGCTATGGTTGGGATACTTCCGAACGAACGCGTCAAAGGGGAGATCATCGGTTTCCTCTCGCAGCTTGAATCAACCCTAATGGTCCAACTTCGGAGAACCGTTGGCATTCGTAAGCGCCCGGTCGCCCGGCGCAAACGCGCCTAAATCGAGCGCCAAGGACGGCGCCGACCTCTTATGTCTCGCGTATCCAAACAAACTCAACTCGAGCCGACCGGATTGAGTGATGCGGAGCTCGATCAGCTATGGCGCGATTTCACGCCTCATCGTGAGATCACGGATGAGCAGTTGGTTGCCAATGCACTGTCTGGAAATGATCCGGAAGCGGCGCGCTCACTCCTCTTCTGGATAGCTATCGCGATCAGGGATGCAGAAGAGATAACGCCTGTTGTCCAAATGTACGGTTCCAGTGCATTCGACAGGTTTTTCAAGGGCGGCGTTACGTTGGGGGAAGCATTCGGAATCGAAAGAGAGAAGCGGCGCGGACCGTCGCCCACCAGAGCGGGTCTTCGCCAATTGATCGTGAGCCTTATCCAATATCTGAACGAGCGCGGCTTTCCACTCTCAGACATTGGCCGCCGTCCATCGGCCTTCCTCGTCGCAGCGACGCTTATGCAGCGTCGTCGGTGGACAGTCCGTAGTCCGACGACGCTTCGCGACGAATACTGGAACAAGCGCGACAAGGGCAAATAGGCCTATTACCCCTTTTCACCAATCCTTGGATCGCGCGTAGTGTCCGTGTTCGTTCGCAACGAAGAGGACGGACGGACATGGAAACCGAAACGACGAATGCCAGCGTCGCGCTGGCACATAAGATCCCAGACGCGTGCCGCCGCATCGGCTGCGGGCGGACGACGATCTACGAACTACTGGCGTCTGGTGCCAT